CACCAAAAGCGATGTTGCCCCATACACCAGCGACCGTGCTGTTGTCAGTGATGTAGATGTACTTGGCTTCACCCGGCGCAACCGTAATGATCGTAGACGCACCACCGAAGGTTGTAACAGTAAACGAGTTTGAGCCAACATTTCGGATTAGCGAGTCCTCGCCTACAGACGCCTCATTGGCCGCAGGCACACGCAATTGCAGGCCAGCCGATGAGGCATTGACCTGCATGATTCGAGCGATGAAGTCGGTCGCGGTGGTACTGTTAGAAGGCCAATTCAGTTGAGTATTGGCCGACAGTGCTACCGTCCGGTACGAGACATCGGTGGGCTGTATGACATCGCCCGTGAATGGGGAAACATAACTCATGTGTCAAGTACCGCCGCTTGTCGGTCTCCAATACGCTGGATGTCTTCAGTCTTCAGCACCTTCATGATGCCGTCGTACTGAGCCTGCCACATAGCAATGCGCTCGTCGTTCTTGAGGTACGGCATGGCCTGCAACAGGGAGCCGTAGAGCAATGCTTGGGGTGCGTACTGGGTGAACCAGTTGGTTTGATTGGACACATCCAAAGGCTGGACGCGCTCGTAATAGAGAACCTCAAAGGAGTACGCCGACGCAGGGGTCGGAGCAACAAGCCAGTGAGTGTAGTCATAGTCTGCGTAGTAAGCCGGGACGCCTTCCAAGGTTTGGTTGGGCCAGTACTCGCGCAGGTATTCGTATTTTCTCAAGAGGATGGGCTGTCTAACACCTGCGACAGTCACATTCATTGACACGGTCTTATGCCACCGGGCGGGCTTTTCGATGACAGGCTGGCTCTGCACCATGTTGCTGGTGTTCACCGTCAGGTTGCCAAGAAACTTGATTTCTGCGGCGATAACCTGCTCCGCCAACATGATGAAGGTAGGAATCTTGGCAATCGTCTCGGCGTCAGTACGCTCCAGATATTGCTGGATGTCTGTTACGAGCGAGTTGTATGTCATCACGACGGCCATTACCAACCACCTTTCTTGGCTTTAGCACCTGCCATATTCGCGACGAGCGATGGGTATTTTGTTCCTGTTTTCTGGGCAAAAGCCTTCGCGGCTTTTTTTTGATTAGGACTCAACTCCTTCGGCTTCCCCAGCGATTTTGGGCGCTTCTTTTCCCATACGGGCTTATCTTTCATTGTAAACCTCGGCTTCCATATTGACAACGCTATTTACATCACAGCGCACTCCGCCTGACGGCGTTTCACGAGGCCCGGCAAAACTTTGCCACCTCCCCTAGTCCAAAGCATCAACTGCTCTTTGGCACCTTCCCAATCTTGTTCATTGATTTTGCGCTTGAGCGTACTGGTCTGTAGCCTGCCGACACCAAGGTTGTACGCAAAATCCACAATGGCATTCAGTTTGCCCCAGTCATTTGTCTGCATAGCAATTGTCAGGAGAATCGGGCACTGCCGAATTGTCCCGGGGGCATATCGATGCATCAGTTCAGAAACGAGCAAAGCCCGCGCCGTGGGTTCATCCATGGGCGGGTCTTGTAGCGTGACTTTGCGACCGTCACCGTAGAAGGTAGAGCCGTACCCAATCGTGGGCACGCCAGCGGGGCAGAGGTAGGGTTTAGCCTTATAGCCCTCGAACCTCCGGCAAAGTTCGGTCGCGATGTCTAAGTTCATGCAAGTCCACGCTTTGCCAGTGTCCTATCAAGAATCCAATAGTTGACGACGCCAGACAACAGGGCCATGTCGTCAACCGACCAAGCCTCTTTCAAGACTTCCAGCATAGGCTGGCCTGCAAGGTACGCCAAAACAATTGCGGCGGTCTTAGCGACGCCGTAAAGGAGCAGGAGATAGTAAGTCATCACCGGGCGCACAGAAGCGCTCAGAGAGGCAACCCAGCCCCCTGCGGCCTTGACCATCTCGGTCTGCTGGTCGATAGCGGCCTTGAAGGCATCCATGACGCCGACATCGACGGCCATGTCCCGTTGGGCGCCAATCTCTTCAAGCCTGATCTGACCACGCACCTTCTCAAGGTCGCACTGCTTGTCAAACATCGCCAACTCGTGCTGGCGCTCGTTCTTTTTGTCGAAGTACTTGATGACCTCAGGCACAAGACGGAAAACACCGCCAAGTAGAGAACCAATAATTCCGCCGCCAAGCAAATCAAACATCATTTACCCCCTTTACCAAGTCGCTCACGCTCCTCAAGCAAACGAACCTTGACCTGCAACTCATTGATGTGTTGCATCAACTGTTCTTTTTGAATTTGCCTGCGCTCGGCAGAAATGGGACTATCGGTGGGCGTACCTTCTTTGGTGATCAAAGCGGGCATTTGGCCCTCGATCTTGGTCAGGCGCTCAGAAAAGGAGGCGACTTGGCCCAGAAGCCACGCAAGCGCGGCAACAACGATTGGAATTACCGCCTTGAGGACATCTGACCAAGCCATCACTTATCCACCTTGTTGTCAAGTTTGTCAAAAATCTTGCCGAGCATTCCCTTAATCTCATTGATGTCGTTGCGATAGTCGTCACGAGTCACATATTGCAGAGGCATCTCTGAAATACGGTCTTCGATGCGAATAATCGAACGCGACAATGAGTTGAGAATCCAACCACCAAACGCACCCGCTACGCCAAAGGCAAGGTTAAGAAGCGTCTGGTTGTCCATTCTCAACTTTCGGCTGATCCTTGGCTTCAGCCTGCATAGCCTCTACCAATTGAAAAACCTCTTGATATGGACGAGTCCCGAGGTAACCAATGATTGCGTTGAGCAGTTGCTCAGAGATCATCAACTTCTTCATGCCGCCACCTCTGCAACAGCCTTCCAAGAGGTCGTTGCCTCATCCCATGTATAGCGGTTGCCATCGGTAGGATAGGCAACAGGCGCCTCCCACAAGCAAGACTGCTCATTTAGGTTCCACGAAGCAAAAGGCTGTGGAGGAATGAATGCGTCACGGGTGCGATCATACGAATAACCAACACCAGCGTAGTTCTTGCGTAGAGCCTTGGTTTGGTCTACAGAAGGATTGCTGGTTGCGGGATCGTAATGAACGCCACCACGGGTGTTGTATGAGGTCTGAATCCACTCACCCGGCGACGAATCGACGAAGGTGTTGAAGAATTCAGGTTCGGCAACGATGACTTGAGTCACCTTACCGTCTACTACTTTTGCAAAATGTGCCATTGCTTTTCTCCTTTGAATTAAGCAGTGTAAGTGCCAGATGAAGTGAATGTGTGATAGGTGTATCCGCCGCTGGACACAATAGTCCCGCCAGAACCTCGTTGAGAACCAGCGTAACGAATGATGACAAGACCAGAGCCTCCGGTTCCGCCAGAACCAGCGTTAGGGCCACCACCCTTTCCACCACCGCCGCCGCCCGTGTTTGCTGTACCTGATGTTGCATTCGCAGAAGAGGTTGCTGTACCAGCCCCACCACCTCCAGCGCCCCCAGCACCAGCACTTGCGCTTTCTGCGCCACCACCGCCACCGCCAGCGTAATAGCCAGACGCGCCAGTTGATGTGGCAGAAGCCCAAGTTGAATAAGCGTTGCTACCAGCGCCACCAGTACCACCAGAACCGCCCGATGCCCCTGCCGCACCAGCGCCTCCGCCGCCTCCAGCAATACGAGGAGATGTAGAGCCTGCGCCACCAGAATTGCCCTGACCAGCGGTGCCAGAGCCGGGAGAGCCACTTGGGTTCTCACCAGATGTTCCACCTCCAGAACCACCACTATTTGCGGCCGTTCCATTACCAGCCCCTGCGCCTCCGCCAATAGCAGTCAGAGAATTAAAAACAGAGTTTGATCCGTTTGTTCCTGTTGCGCTGGGGTTTACTCCATTTGCACCTGCGCCACCAGCGCCAACTGTTACTGAATAGGCTGATCCAGTATTTACCAAAGAAGAGGATGACAAAAGACCACCGGCTCCGGCGCCCGCACCAGAGTCTCTACATCCGCCGCCGCCACCACCAGCAATAATCAAAGTCTCAACGGTGTAACTTGACGCCTGATCTCCAACAACAACCCAAGCGGTGCCGCTATAAATTTCTACAAGAGCGGTTGATGTGTTATATCG